GCGTACCGCTTGAGGCTGGCATAACGTCATGCGATACAACTTTGAATGTATTAGCCATTTATTTCTCCAAATTGTAGTATAATTATATCATACTCATAACGCTTTGTCAAGCATTTACTGCATCAACCCAGTGCGATAGCTAGGGCTGTAGCCTCATCAGCAATAACAGAGTTAAGAGTTGCCCCATTAACTGTGATAGCGTCTGCTTCTAGTGTGCCATCAATGTCTGCATCGCCAGATACATCAAGTGAACCAGCATCTAATTCACCTGTTAGTGTGATATTTCTAAAACTCGCTACGTCTTTATTAGAATCTACAGTTACAACTTTACTTGCAGCGACTGTACCTACAGAAACACCTGTATCATTTAGATTTAATTCTGCTGTAGTTGCAGTTACTCCGTCAAGTAAATTAAGTTCTGCAGCCGTAGAAGTTACTGCAGTTCCATTTATAGATAGCGCATCTGTTTCTAAAGTACCATCAATATCTGCATCACCAGATACATCCAATGACCCAGCATCTAGTTCTCCCGTAAGAGTAATATTACGGAAACTAGCCACATCTTTGTTAGCATCTGCTGTAACTACTTTACTTGCAACGACAGTGCCTACAGCAGAACCAGTGTCGCTGTAGTTTAGTTCTGCTGTAGTTGCAGTTACTCCGTCTAAGATGTTTAGTTCAGCGGCTGTAGACGTAACATTTGTACCGCCAATGTCAAGAGTTGTTACAGATATTTCGCCAGCCACAGTCACAAGCCCGTTAGCTACCGTGATAAGATCAGTGTCGTCCGTGTGACCAATTGTAGAGCCATTAATAAGAACATCATCAATATCTAATGATCCACCAGTGATAAGGCCCGTGGTTGTAATCGTTGATGAGCCAGTATCAATAGTGCCAAACCCGCTGGTAATAGAACCAGAGTTTAATGCGCCTACAGTAGTAATATTAGAAGTTGTATCAAGTGCGCTTTCAAAGAATGTCTCAAAGTCAGACAGTGCAACCTGCTTCATAGTTCCAGCGTCATTAACAATCAGCCTGTCAGCAGCAGCAAGTGTAGTTGATGTAGCTGTAGTGTCACCATCTATTAAGTTTAATTCTGCGGTTGTAGCAGTAACGCCATCCATAATGTTGAGTTCAGATGCGGTAGCTGTTACCCCATCAAGAATGTTTAGTTCTGCAGCAGTAGATGTAACATTAGTGCCGCCAATGTCTAACGTAGTAACAGATATTTCACCTGCTACCGTTACTAAACCACTAGCAACTGTAATCAAATCGGTATCATCTGTGTGACCTATTGTTGTTCCATTAATAACTACATCGTCAATATCTAGCGAACCACCTGTAATTAGTCCTGTAGTGGTAATAGTAGACGAGCCTGTATCAATTGTACCAAAGCCTGATGTAATAGAACCAGAATTAAGTGCGCCAACAGTAGTGGCAGCAGTGGTAACAAGATTAGGCATTGCCGTAATTTCGTCATCAAAATAGGCAGCTAAGTCAGTGACCGCCACCTGTTTCATAGTTCCTGCATCGTTGAATACAACACGGTCTGCGTCAGCTACGGTAGTAGAACTGGCAGTTGTGTCACCATCCATAATATTTAATTCTGTTGTAGTGACCGTAGCACCATCTAGTATCTCTAGTTCAGCTTCAGATATACCAGCACTACCAATTGTTAGTGTGCCAGATATATCTACGTTACCGTTAATATCAATGGTAGTGGCAGCAATTTGTATCTCTGTGTCGGCAATCAGGTCAAGCTGTCCATCAGCACTAGAGTGGATGTAAATTGCTGTGTCACGAAACTGTATTTTTTCTGTACTGGCTACAAGTATGTCATCTGAAAACTCAAAGTAGTCTTCGTCTTCCATCCACTTTAATTCACCGTCACTGGTTTCACCATCAAAGGTAATAGTAATATCTGTGCCAGCAGTACCCGCACCAAAGGTTAATGTATTACCAAGTAGTTTAGTAACAGGTCCACCTTCAGCAGCAGTGCCGTCATGTGTATGTCCTGTGCTGGCAGCAAATGCCGCAAGAATTTGGTTAAATTCGTTGTTGGTGTGTGCGGCAGTAATAACATCTCCATCAGTGTAGGAGGACTGCCTAGTATAAGTATCACCCATTTATCTTCTCTCTCCTAGCTGATATTCTAACTGAAAACCTTTTAATGAGTATGGTGCTGTTTCTGCACTATCTTCTACTCTTAGTGCTATAGCAAACCCAGAACCCTCTACAGACTGTCTTACTAGAGGTTGTGATGCGCCGCCATATATAGGTGTTCCGTACACAGATGTGCCATATATGGCAACAACATCTTCAGAGTCTAGCGGATAAGCTGCAGGTCTTGACGAGTTTGCCGCCTCGTAGTCATATCTAACAAGCAAGTTAGAGTTAATAGCAGCTTCAGGTTTATAGTTTATAATAACCCTTTGCATATGTTTTCTAATGCCGGGGTCAGCTAAAGTTAGGTCAGGACTTCTGTATCTTCCAAATACTACAGTGCCATCAAATGTATTACCAGACTCTTGCCTATATACATACCCTGTTTCATAAGCACCATGTAAAACAATTACATCACCTGCAGAAACAAAGTGATCTGTACTAGCTGGTTTTATTCCTTGAAGTTCTGAAAACTCAAACTTCTGTCCTTTTAGTACGCATATAATACCTTTTGTTACAGTTTCTGCTGTGCCTGACTTAGTAAAAAATATTCTGTATTGTGTTTTATCTGGGATAACTACAGAGTCAAACTCTGTCGCACTACTAATGTTATCATTAAATATAGACTGTACATTGGAACTTATAGTTCCCAACTCCACGTCACCAATCCTTGCTGTACCTGCAATTGTACGCAACCCGTCAGGGCCAAGAAAGATAAGATCACCAGCAAATTCCTGAATAGTGTCGCCATTTATACAACCAATATCACGTGTAACAGGAACTACAACAAAATTAGAACTTGACGTGCCGCTTAGTTTAAATATACGAGTTTCACAAAAGATAAATAAATCTTCACGGAAAACTTTGAGTCCTGTTATAGTGTCATCTACATTAATAGTACCAGCACCAGAACCGCTGCTAAAAGCATCTTCATCTGCTGGCTGACTAAATACTACAGTCTGTGGTATTGTAGACTTACCAGCATAAAACATATGATTTTTAAATGCTGTAACAAACTTAGCACCAGCTACGTCACTCTCACTTACGTCCGTTGCAGCTAGAGAACTATTAAATACTGTAGGTGCATTTGCACCATCTACTACTATTATCTTATCTGTGCCATCAAAGTTAAAGCGTTCAAAGTTATACTTACCTGCGCTGGTCCTGCCGCTATCCCTACTTGTCCAAGAAGAACCACCGGGAGTTGCACTAAATATACTTGTTCCTCTAGCTGCTAAAACATTGCTACCAAACGTAGCTACCATAAGAACTTTTTCAGAAGAGGATGAAGTGTGTGGTACTACAGCAGATACGTACTTAGAGAACCCGTTAATCCTCCTATACCCACCTTCAATGTCAGGCTCAAAGTTACGCAGTTCTAATGCCTCACCCGGTTGCATCATAAACGTAGAACGATTTAATATCAAACCGCCTTCGCAGTTAAATGCACTAGGTTGTACTGCTGACATTAGTTAGCCCTTACGTTGCTAGAACTTCTTGAATTACCTGTGTAGGGTATGTAGGTTGATCTGACATACTCAAATTTATTTACTAAGAGTGTCTGCATATTTTTAATGCCTTGTTCAAATCTAGCAAAAGCTATACCGTACTGTTGTGATTCACCACGATACTGATATATGTAAGACACAGCACCGTCTATAACTATAGGTGTAAATCTATCGGGTATGGATGTAGTATCTCCATGTGCAGACAAGTCACTAGGAAAAGTAAAGTAATCATACTTTAAACTAAATGCTTTATCAGGATATGGATATAACAAATAGTTATTATCTAATGTTCTAACTACAAAAGATGGAGCATCACCAGAATCAAACTGTGCTACTTGAACACCACTGGCATGAGTTGCAGCAGTTGTACTTTCTGCTCCACGAGTACAACCAGTAAGATCATTACCCGATATACCAGTATATGTTATAATTTCACTACCAATATAAACTTTACCCGTAGAGTCAAAACTTGTTGTTGATGTTAATGTTAATGTTGTTACAGAACTTGAGTGTGAACCGTTTAGTGTTGTTGTGGTTACTTCATCTTCCTGTGTAATAAAATGATTTATATATTCATTGTAGTCTAGTTTATCTAATCTGCCACCAGAGATGGC